GAATAATGTGCCGAGTATGTTTTATCAATATACTCTTGCAGTTCTTTCAGAATTCTATCTTCTGAATATTTGTAGTCAATTCTGTCAACTACTTTGGGCTCATCTTTTTTATTAAACATTACAAATCCTCACAGGTTACATTATTATTACTATATCAAAAAATGGGGGGATTGTCAATAGATTTTCCCCCCATCACTTTATTTACTTGATTTTAATCAAACGAGGTTTTTTCTCCTCTGGAATGATTCTTTCCAAATCAATGAAAAGCAAACCATCCTTCATATCGGCACCATTTACTACCACATCATCTGCGATTGTAAACGCCTTCTTGAATGAACGGGCAGAGATTCCTCTGTGTAGATACTCTGTGGTATCCACTTCCGTTTTATCCACACCAGAATCCTTAGATTGTACTGTAAGAGTATTCTCTTTGGTTTCTACTGCAATATCATCCTTTGAGAATCCAGCAACTGCAATCTCAATAGTGTACTTATCGTCACTGTGTTTCACGATATTGTAAGGTGGATAATTCGTTGTCATTGGGGTTTGCCCCATAAGACTGTCGAACATTCTATCGAACCCGATAGAGTAAGTGTTAATCCTAGATGGATCAAGCGTTAGTGATGTATTTACCATTGTTTTTCTCCTTTGTTAAGCAAGATAAATTTGATACCCGATTATCGGCATACCATTAAAGTGGTGGTTTTTTTAGGGAGAACCACCAAACTCCATATTTTGCGTCACAGAGTAAGCATATTTTGTGACAACTGGGCGTCTTACGAACAGCACCCATATTATATAGGTATCCAAAAGGGGTCAGTCAACCCCTTTTTTCAACTTTTTTTTATGCGGCGTCAGCGTATTCAAGCGCCTTATCCAGTGCATTCAGTTTCACCTTACGGTTACGTCCGTACCATGAAGAAACCAATCGTCCATCGTTAGAACGTCCTTGCAAGTGATCTGTCATGTTAGTAACAGAGTTGAATGCAGTCCACCAAGTACCTTGAGCAAACTCGGCGCCAGGTTGTACATCCAAGTTCTCAAAAGCAAGTTTTGAGTTACGAGATGTAAATGGAAGTTCTCCATCAACCTTCTCCTTTGCAGGAGCACCGAATACTTCATTGAAGTACTGGATTACGTTGTCTGGCGTATACCTCTTTGAACCAAGGTGTGCTGCCATTGACTTGTACTGTTCCATTTTCTCACGAGCGATACCCATCTGTTCTTTGACTTCTGAAGCATCAAACTCTTTTCTGTGGTTTACAGTCAACATCTTATCTGCATTCTGTGACAGAGACAGTGTAAGAGTGTTATTACATACAACACGAATTGGTGTCATACGAATGTTGATTGCCTTACCAAACTGGTGAGGGTTAGTAAACAAGAAGTAGTTGTCAGTAACGTCACCGTTGAACAACTCAAATGATTCTTTGGTTTTTGCAAGCGCCCAAACCATCTGTCCATCTTTCAGTGAACCAGCAGTGTGCATTTCCATGTCACCCGCCATCACATACTCGTGGAAGAATTCAAATGCATCAGAGTTCTGTACTGGATTCCAACCTGTACCAACAACGTCAAGTACAGAGTTATCAGAAGTACGAACAAGTGCTTCTTTGTTTTTGATTTTTACACCTGTTGCAGTAACAAGTGGTTGTTTCTCTACTGTCCAATCAAGTCCAGCAACCTTCTGGAATTCGCCAGGCGTAAGGTCTTGTTCAACCTTAGTACCTAGTCCATGCCAAGGTAAATCACCAACATACGCCATTTGTGCTTCACCATTTACGATTTCAAGTTCATGTGCCATAATATAATTCTCCGTTTGTTTTCTCAGTTTGTATATTCATAATACACTGTTTTGAGAACAAATGTCAAGATGTTTTTAGAACTTTTTTCAACTTTTTTTGTTGTTTTTTTAATGCCATATCCATCTTCATCTTAGATGCATACATTGTGAAGTTCTTACCTTCCATATGGTCGTACTCATGTTGAAAGATACGAGCAGTTAGTCCAGCAAACTTACCCTTCTTTTGTTCACCATTAATGTCCATATATTCAAACTCCACAACATTTGGGCGTTTTAGATTCAAATACAAATAGGGATATGATAAACATCCCTCTTGATAGAATTCAGTTTCTTCAGACTGCCAGATAATCTTAGGATTGAAATATATTTCTATATTTCCATCTTTCAAATCTGTGTACATACAGAATGCACGAATGCTAAGTCCAACTTGATTCGCAGACAATCCAATGCCACGCAACTCCGTCATCGTATTCTTTAGATTATCATATAATTCTTGTGGTGTCAAGTTATATTTTGTTTTAATTTCATCAAATGTAATATCAGGCAAGGGCACCATCAAAGATGGACTTTCTGCTTCAATCAATTTATAAATCATTATGTTCTCCCAAAAAATCTAATGGGATTACCATTAGTTCCATAATCATTGTTGTCAAAAAGATACCAACAACAGTTATCCTTACCTGTTGATTTGCTATCAGGTATCCACTGTACTCTACCAATACTGACCACCTTTTTTAGTAAAGGTAAAAACTCTACACTCTGTTTAGTGTGCATCCAATCTGCATCAAAAAGTAACCATGTAGGTCTATATGCAGTAAAGTATTCGATCATAGGATGGAGTAGTTTCCTATCCCACGGTGGATTTGTAATAATGTATTCGGCCTCTTCAAAATCATCTTCAACCAATTCTCTAAAATGTCGGGTCACTATACTTTGAGCTTGTGGTTCAATATCAGATGACCAAGAACACCACGCACCATCTATCAAAGTTTCTATGTGACGCACCAACGCACCATCACCAGCACAAGGTTCTGCAAACGCAAAATTCTTTGGTAAATGTGGTACAAGAGGTTCTACTGCCTGCCATGGTGTAGGATAAAAATCTCTCTCGACTCTTTCGTAATCGCTTCTCTTACCCATTTGCAACGTGACTAAAGTTTTTAATCTTCTCAAATCGTATTGTACTTCTGAACTTGTCAGCAAGTGCATCCTGTTTATGTGATATAACAAATACATTCTCGTTACCAAGAGTGTTCAGAATTTTTAAGAACTCATCTGTTCCTGTACC